CTGGTACCGGAGCCTGCTGAGAACGAACAGCTTTAATCGCTGCCTGAGTAGCAGAAGGGGACTCACCAATAAGTCCCGGTCCAGGTAAAGAGGGGACTTTAAAACCTAACTTTTTAACTTCGTTAATAAGATTTTCTTGAAGTACACGGTCTCCAGTCATTGCTGCGCTTGAAAGCGCAGGAACTAATAATTTGTTATAAAAGTCATCAACATTTTTAACAGCTGCTCGACCACCCTGCTCGGCCAGTTCTTGAAGGATTCGTCCAATCATTTTTACCGGAGCGAGCTAAACCAATAAATCAATCTTAGCGCCAGTTAGCATAAAAATACAGGCGGTCAGATCGTGATACGTCAGGAGGACCAGGGATAGCTTGCACAAATTCTCCGCCACTTCTTTCAAACCGATAACGAGCCGCCACGGGGTTCTTATAGTTTGGAACGTAGAGCATTTCAGCTAAACGATCGCACTCAAACAGATAGTTCTCACGCCAGATACGAGCTGTCTCGCGCTTGTCCTGAATGCTGATCGAACGAGACACATCACCAAGAATGGTTTCTTGACGGCTCGTGGCACGACCAGTGGCAAGCTCCGTTAAACGCTCAGCTTCTTCACAACGTTCTACTTGTTGAACAATCTTATCGTAATAAAATTCACTTGGAATACTATTACACGCTTCTAGTAATCTGGCGTAATCTCCAGCTGGTACAGTTGCGATATTAAAACCTAAATGATAGGCAACACGACTGAAGTTAAAATCATCTAAAGCGTAACCGAAGACCTGCGCCGGGTTTCGGGTTAATTGATTAATTGCGGCGTATATTGTTTCTCTTTTACTCGCATCCGTACTGGTTGCGTTAAACGTTACGCCTTGCTGTGCAAGGTAAGACTGAATCTGTTCCAGCTCGTTTTGGGAAAGCTGAGCCATATGCTAAAACCCACTACCTTATTTACCCATTGTAAATGAGGCAGAGGGTTCTAGATAGTAATAAGTAAATGAACTAATTTAATCACTCAACATAAACTGAACCTGTGGCAAAAACTTCCTTCCACTCGACGCGCTTGATTGATTCAAGCTGCTCAAGCTTAGTAAAGCGTTCACCAGGCAAACCCTGCTTGAGTTCAATAATTTCCTTAGCTGTTTTAAGGCCAACACCGGGCAGACACTGAGTCAAACCTTCCGCAGTCAGGTTGTTGAGATTAATCCGGTTGTCGACAGGAGGCAGAGGCTTAACGACCTTTGCTGGTTCTTGCTCCTGAACAACTTTTCGTCGACCACGACGTGTTTGCAACTTATTTCCACCTCCTTGAGGTTCTGTATCCTCAACAAACTCGTCTACTTGGTCCTTATGGGCGTAAAAAACTTTACCTGATGTGTTAGAGCGCACCATGAAGTACTCACCCTCGTCGTGAGTCGACAAAATATCGATTTTGATGCCACTAGGCTTGTAAACTTTGGAAGCCATCCCGAAAGTCAGTATATAAGCAGCAGTTTAGAGCAAAATCTCAAGAAATCTCCTATTCCTTTTTAAGGTCATTGAGCGCATCTGTTAAACCATCTAAAAAATCCTTCCGTTTGGCCCAAGTGTCACCTCCATCCCAGCCTTTTTTAGGGTTTATGCACTCAGGGTCATCAAACATGTTACACACAAGCCCTGCAAGATCTAATTCATTACCTTTTGCACCTGTTTGCCAGTGATGTTCCCCATTAAGCCACACGGCACCACATTTTTTACACTCTTTTCGTTCTAATTTAAGATCTGAGAGGTCTTTATCGTCCATGTAAGTGGGAAAACAAAGTACTCGTTACTAACTCTGGCACCAGAATGTTCTTAATACGCTAAAAATTTGCTTAAAAACACCAAACCAATAAAAAACCCTCCCGAAGGAGGGGTAATGTTTCGCTCGTCCCTACTAAGGATATCAGGAGGGGCTAGATGTTGAGTCAAAGCTTGCTCAACTTGGCGAGGTCGAAGTGTAAATCTGCGACTCGATGACACCATCGGGCTGCAGAGCGACGTCCTGACGCTCGGGAGGCTCGTCGGGGACTATCCAGCAGACTTCGCAAATAGCGAGAGCCTTGTCTTCGCCAGACAGTTTGCCAGCAGAAGCGCGGGGGTCATAGACACCAGAGCCTTGAGCAACACCGTTGACAGCGCCGCTAGCGACGGTGGCAAACAGTTTCCACTGAGTCTCCGAACCCAGAGCAGAAAGTGCGCTGGAGTCGATGATGTTGGCGGAAGCAGTAGAGCCGTTAGCGATACGGCTGCTAGCACCGTCAATGGTCACACCGAACTGACCAGACACCACGGTGCCGTCAGTAGGGATGCTGGTGGTGACACTGGGGATCAGGGTCAGGCCAGGAGTTGCGGTACCGCCTGCAATACCGGAGCTGACGAGGTCGCCGCCGTCAACACGCAGAGAAGCGCGATACACATAAGCACCGGCAGGAGCCTTGATGCCATCAGTGATATCAGCCCGGACATCCTTGTGGAAGTCAGGGGAAGGAACGATAACGTCGCCGTTCAGGAAAGGCTGCTCAGCGCTGTTCTGACCAGAACCGTAGGGACGGGTGTAGTAAGAAAGCTGGTTAGTGGAACCAAGAGCTTGGAAGCTCATGTCCACATAACCGACAGCCTGCTGGGCAATCCAGCCGGGACGGAACACCACGCCCACGGGGCCACCAACGGGTTGGTTGGTGTAGCTCGTTTGAACGCCATTGGCGTTCTCGAACTGCATGGTCTTTTCTTCGTGCCAGTAACGAAGAACGTTGGTGTAGTTGCCAGGATAAATCTTGGCAACGTGCAGCTGATTGGAATTAATAGCCATTGTTAGTTACCTCCTCAAGCGTCGAAAGAGTAACCAACGGTGACGAAGTCAGCGTTCAGAAGCTCGAAACCTGCGTACAGGCTCCAGATCATCATGATGAAACGGCTGAAGTCGTCGTTGTTGTTGAGGAGCACCTGGGCATTGTTGCCGCCGATGCCAACACCAACTGCCTGGGGACCAAAGAAGATACCGACTGCTGCGTTGTAGTCAGCGGTGGAAGATGCGATGGTTGCGTTCTGAGTCTGAGAAGGCATGTTGGTGGATTCGAAGAATCGCACACCTTCAAAAACAAAGCCCGTTGGCATAATGGGCTCGCCTGCCACGAAAGTGGCTTGGCCGAAGCCTTGACCCATGTACAGAGCAGCGTTGGGCTGCATACCGGACATGAGGGGGTTGATCTGACCGTTACCGGGGTAACGAGCAACTTCACGGAAGTCACTGTTCTGACGCAGGTGCATCAGGAAGGTCGGATCACAAACGCAACGATAGAAACCGTCCTGGAAGGTCGGGGTGTTGCGCTTACGCAGGGACTTGACCACGCGGAGGAGGTCGTCCTTAACGTCGAACTTAGCTTGCTCGGCGTTGGTGTAGCTAAGAGCGCCGGTTGCCAGATCGCCGGGGAAGTAGTAACCGCCCTGGGAGTCAGAAGCTTGGCCCTTAGAAACAGATTTCAGGAGTTCGTTGATGAACACCCGATCGCGCCACCGGCGATAGTCATCAAGCAGAGTCAGGCTGCCGATTGACTGGTGGAAGGTGGTCAGGTTACCCGTATCAAGCAGCAGGCGCTGCGCAGTGATAAGAGTTTCCCGAGCGATCTTAAAGGTAGAAGGCTGGGTGGGATCAGAGGGATCTGCAGGACCGGTGTACTCCTTAAGAGTCACCAGCACTTTATCCTTCACGATATTGCGGCTGTTGGCAGTACCGATGGTCTGCTCAGCAGTACGCTCGCGGGATTCCTTAGAGCCAGGATTACCGAAGAACCGGTAGCGATCTAACTGAACCGTCTGGCCGGGTTGTTTTGCCTGTAATGCTTTAGTAAGCACCGCGAGGCTCTTTATCCTCACGTAACATCAACTTAAGGGCGTTGATGAGTAGACTATATCATCACCCACAGCAAGAATTATCTTCTGTTTGGGTGCTCCGCGCTCGTGTCACCTTATCGGCTTCTACAACAAACTTGTTGCGGTCAGCCTCGCTCCACTTTGACTTACCTCGGTTGGTTCGAGTGTCATAGCGGAGGTCGAATTTGTAGTTCATAGCTTTGCATCCGTATGGCTTTAAAGCTTCTACGAATAGGCGAGCTTGAGTTCCGTTGCCTCGAAGATTCCATTTGTTGGGACTCTTCAATTTCATCGGCTCACGAGGAGTCAATGAGGCACCAGTCAAGCTTTCGATCCAGTCAGACACAAATAAAGCTGTGTCATAAGGAACGTACAAAGCCAGCTCTACAATACGCTCTCTGATGTAAGGCTCACCAGTAACCGTGGATTTACCACGCTTGCGGAGTTGTAGGTTGCCGTCGTCCATGTAAACGACAGCTAGACCCTCTAAGCCGATGTCACGAAGGAAAGAAGGGGTCAAAACCTTCTTACCTTGTGGATACAGCTCCTTATACAGAGGAAGCAGCAGCTCTTGTTGATTCGACCACCACTGACAAGCAGGAAACTTTCCTGACTGACTTGTGCATACTCGATCCTTGATTGGTTGCTTGATTCCAAAGATCCTGTTTAAGCGTCCCACTTTCCAGCGGAGATACTCAAACTGTTTTTTGGAATGCTGGAGCACTAGGTTCGGATAAGTGATTTGATGCCGGAGGCAACCATCACCTATACAAACGCCTTTAAGGAAAGAGCGGTCGCTTCGAGAGAGCATTCGAGCAGTGTTAGTCGTTGAACCTTCCAATCATTTCTGATTGGCTTGGCTGCTGATTGGCCTCCCTTTCGGGTCCGGCTTTCCAGCAATTCACGGAGTTGTTCGACCGAGCTTTCACTCGGAAGTTCCCAGACCTTAACAGGTCAAGAAGTCGTGGACAACACGTGTCAGGATCCTTGAGTTCGGGTCCGTTCCCTAGGTTTCTCATCCCTAGGGCACTGACTATATCTTGCTCCCAGATGCCACGTTTTGAACGTTACTGGGAGCCCCGGCGCTAGTGGACTTCATAATCCGGTCTGGATCGTATGTCCTAGTCGATGAACCTTCCACTCATTCCTGAGAGGCTTGGCTGCTGATTGCCCCGTACTTCAGACTTT